GACCTTTTAAAGATTCTAATGAATCCTGTCGATGCAGCCGGAAAAGTTGTTGAATTGACAAATAAACAAACCAAAGAGAAAGAAAGAATCATCAAAGAACTCTTGAAAAAGAATAAAAAATAATGGCATTTCGATCAGGACTAGAAGAAAAGGTTGCTGATCTTATGGTTAATTTAGGTGTTAAATATGAGTATGAATCCACTAAGGTTCCATATGAAATTCAACATAACTACACTCCTGATTTTCTTCTGCCTAATGGTGTTTATCTTGAGTGCAAAGGGTACTGGGAAGCAGAGGATCGTAGGAAGATTAAAGCCGTCAAACAGCAACACCCAGAAATTGATCTGAGGATGGTGTTTCAGGCTCCATATAATAAGATCAGTAAGAAATCTAAAACAACATATGCTAAGTGGTGCGAAGGCCACGATATACCTTGGGCAAGCTATGGAAACATACCAATCGACTGGTTTGTCTGAGTTTCTAAGGCATGACGCCTGTACAGAATGTGGTTCATCAGATGGTAATTCAATCTATACAGATGGCCACTCTTTTTGTTTTGTATGCCATGCATGGAAACCGGGTCAAGATTCACCAGTCATTATTAACAATCGATCATCAACTCGAATGAGTTACATAGGATCAGCCCGACGGCTGCAAAAAAGAAACCTCTCAGAAAGAACTTGTGAGAAATTCAAGATCTATAGAGATGGTAATAAACTAAGGTTTTACTATCATGATAAGAACGGGGCACCTATTGGTGCAAAGACCCGTACTGCTGATAAAGAATTCTTCTATGAAGGTGATTCAGATGGATCATTCTTTGGTCAACACTTATGGAAAGGTCATGGTACACAGATTGTCATTACTGAAGGTGAGTTAGATGCTGCTACATGGTATGAACGTCGTCCTACTTGGGATGTAGTTTCACTACCTACAGGAGCACAAGGAGCTAAGAAGGCAGTTCAAAAGAACTATGAATTCCTTCAAGGTTATGAACGAATACTCCTATGGTTTGATAATGATGAACCAGGCCAGAAGGCTGCTAAAGAAGCTGCAGGTGTACTTCCACCAGGCAGAGTGTTTATCGTCCGTATGGACACATATAAAGACCTCTCAGAGGCTTGGCAAGCTAATGACAATGAAGCTATTGATCAAGCTTTCTATGGCAAAGAAGCTTATCGACCTGATGGCATCATTGAAGGTAAATCATTACTTGAAGTAGTAACATCACCTTCACCACCACATGATCATCTCTATCCATTTGAAGGTCTTAATGAAAAACTTCATGGAATTCGTTATGGTGAGTTAACCACAATCACGGCTGGTTCTGGCATAGGGAAAAGTTCCATATGTCGAGACCTAGCAACATCACTATTACAAGCTGGTGAACGTGTTGGTTATCTAGCACTAGAAGAATCAAACAAACGAACAGCTCTTGGCCTCATGTCAGTTGCAGTTGGCAAGTCACTACACTTAGGGGAACCTAAACGTGAAGAACTTATTACTGCATTTGATAACACATTAGCTAATTGGAACCTATTCTTATTTGATGGCTTCGGATCTTATGATCCAGATGTTATCTATAACAGAATTGAATACTTAGCTAACGGTCTTGACTGCAAGATTATCTTTCTTGATCACCTGTCTATCCTACTAAGTGGGTTAGATGGAGATGAACGACGGATGATTGATGCAACCATGACTCGTCTACGTTCATTAGTAGAACGAACTGGTATTGCATTATTTCTTGTATCACATCTCAAAAGGACATCAGGTGACATTAATCATGAAGAAGGAGCAAGAGTTACGCTCGGACAACTGCGCGGATCTGCTGCAATCTCTCAACTTAGCGATTCGGTCATCGGACTGGAGCGCGATCAACAATCCGACAAAGATGGAGGTTCTACGACAGTTAGAGTACTTAAGAATCGCTATTCTGGCGAAGTTGGAGTAGCTTGTACACTAAAGTATGACCTAAATAAATGCAAATTTACTGAGACAAAGAGTGAAAGTTTCGATCCAACAACTGATTTCTAATTTTAAAAAAATGAAATTGAATAGACCTAAGCCACCAACAGAGGAAGCTATTAAACGTGCTCAATTCGTTGATAAGACTTACGTATGGAAACAGAAGTGAGTCTGATCTTCGACTTAGAAACTGATGGTTTATTACATGAGGTTTCTAGAATTCATTGTTTAGCTATTTATGATTTTGCCACAAAAGAAACTATCTCATATAACGACCAGGGTAATGAAGAACCTATTGTACGAGGGGTACAGCGGTTGGCAGACTCTGACTGCATCATGGGTCATAATGTTATTGGGTTCGATATCCCTGTTCTTCATAAACTATACCCTTGGTTTGTACCTCCTGGTATTGTCGTTGATACTTTATTGCTATCACGTCTATACCATACGAACATGATTGAAGTAGATAAGAAACATAATTGGAAAAATATGCCATTGAAACTATATGGCAGACATTCTCTTGAGTCCTACGGCTATCGATTAGGTGAATTTAAAGGTTCATTCGGCAAAGACACTGATTGGAAAAGTTGGTCACAAGAAATGGAAGATTATTGCATACAAGATGTTCACGTTACCACCAAACTTTGGAACCATTTTACACCCTACCTGAATGGATCTCGTTAGAGCACCAAGTACAAACAATCCTTACCCAACAAGAAATACATGGATGGAGATTTGACGAAACTTCTGCATGGAAGCTTACATCTTCTCTCAGACAGGAGCTTCAAGAGATTGAAGAGTCACTACGCAGGCAACACCCTTACGTTAAAGGAGCAGAATTCACTCCGAAACGAGATAACCGCACGCAAGGATATGTCAAGGGTGCACCCCTTACTCGACTAAAAGAAACAAACATCACCTCACGAGATCATATTGCATGGATATTGCAAACATTCTATGGCTGGACTCCGACACAGATGACAGCTACTGGGAAACCTATCATCGACGAAGTTGTCCTGACGGAAATAGCATCTCCGATTTCTATGAAGTTCGCGAGATGTTTGACGGTAATGAAAATGCTTGGGCTCCTCTCAGAAGGCGTGAACGCATGGCTGAAGCAATGTACGAATGACCGGATACATCATCACTGCAGCGTTACAACGTCTACACACAGAGCGAGCCACCGTAACCCCAACCTGGCGCAAGTCCCAAGCGACGAAAGATTTAGAAGACTCTTTATCCCAAGTCCAGGCTTATGCATGGTGGGCGCTGACCTTTCTGGGATTGAGCTTCGTATGCTTAGTCATTATCTCGCTAAGTATGATGGCGGGCGATATGCAGAGATACTCCTTAATGGAGACATCCACCAAGTCAACGCAGACAAGATAGGTATTACACGGAAATTAGTTAAGACTGTTACGTATGCGTTTCTATATGGTGCCGGTGATGAAAAGATCGGACATTCATATGATAAACAACTATCAACATCAAATGCTAAACGAAAAGGTAAAGAAATCCGTGCTGCATACATTGATGCAGTTGAGGGATTGGAAGGACTCCTTCAAGCAATTAAGAAAGCTTCGGAAAAAGGCTACATACGATCTATCGATGGAAGACAAATTGCAGTTGATTCACCTCACAAAAGTCTTAACTTCTTACTCCAATCAGGAGCCGGAGTAGTAGCAAAAAGGTGGATGGTTATCAATCAACAACACATCAAAGAATTAAATTTATGCTGCTCTCAATTAGGTTTCATCCACGATGAACTCCAATTTGAAGTAGACCCTAAACATGCAGAAGACTTATGTTCATCCCTGGTACTTAGCAGTATCGAAGCTGGTGAACACTACAGACTCAGAATCAGAATCGATGCTGAGGCAACAATCGGAACAAACTGGAGCGACACCCACTAATGCTTTACGGAAAGAAAGGCGAGCAAGTAAAGGCCGTCAAAAAAACAACGCGACAAGGACAAGGAAAGAAATCTAAGCCAAAAGGTGATCGTAAGATGAGTAGGGGCCAAGGATGACGACCTTACTAATTGATGCTGACTATATCGTTTATAAATCATGTGCATCTGCCGAATATGATATTGATTATGGAGAAGATGTAATTGTAGTTGGTAGTTCATTTAAAGAGGCTTATGCAAATACTACCCGAGAACTTGATAAGATCAAATCTGAATACTTTGATTCTAATATCATCCTGTTCTTCAGTGATTCAACTAACTTTCGTAAGCAAGTTGCATCAGATTACAAAGGTCATAGAAACCGCAAAAAGCCCTGTGGTTACAAACGAGTAATCAACAAACTATCTGAATCATATCGATTGATTATCATGCCAACACTAGAGGCAGATGATGCAATGGGAATTTATGCGACATCGAATGATGACTGCATAATTGTGTCTCCAGACAAGGATATGAAACAAATACCAGGCACAGTGTATAACTTAAAAGAAACATTCACAATCACTGAAATATCGGGTTGGCAGTGGTTCCTTATACAAACATTGGCAGGGGATTCCACAGATGGATACAGCGGAGCACCCGGCTACGGCGTAAAAACTAGCTCAAAATTTTTTGGCGAAAATGGATACACTTGGAATAGTGTTGTCTCCGCATTTGCTTCAAAAGGTCTCACAGAAAAGGATGCCTTACAGAATGCACGGCTAGCAAAAATCCTTACTGCTAATGACTATGACTTTGAAACAAACAGACCCATACTATGGACTCCCACCGATGCCAGTAACTGAGATCACACTTGAACAAGAGTTCAAACTTAAAAGGATGGCAGATCTACTACAGAAGTGCCCTCAAGAAGAGATGATAAAGCTGTTTCTAGATTTACAAAAGACTAACTTTATTCTTACTAATAACATTTCACAACTGCTTATTGAATGGCCCATTATTCCCCCACTTACTACACCCGAGGATCAATTGAATGCTGGGATGCAATCAGAGATTGGCAATTAAACTATCATCTAGGTTGTGCAATTAAATATATTTGCAGAGCCGGTTTCAAAGATGCTAACTCGAAAGCACAAGACCTTAAAAAAGCTATCCACTATCTTGAGAATGAATTACAACACACATCTACAGAATCAATCCCTTCAAGACCAGGCAATGGAATTCCGAACAGCTTATGGGATCCAGAACTCCAAGGAGAGCCGGACTATGCAACGGGATTTGATCGTTGAGGAGTTCAAAGAGTTCATGTATGCAGCCACAGAAGAAGGCTATGAGGATGAACTAAAAGAACTCGCTGATCTTGTATATGTCTGCTTTCAGTATGCAGAAAATATGGAATGGGATCTAGAAGAAGCGATGGATCGCGTACATAAATCAAACCTATCAAAACTTGGTCTAGATAATAAGCCTATCCGTCGTCATGACGGGAAGGTTTTAAAAGGACCAAACTATCAACCACCAAATCTATCCGAATTAGTATCATGACTACCACTGAATATCGCGACAAACTTGTTGAACAATTTAATCAAACAAGTTCAACATTAGATCAGCTTCGAGGAGCTATTGCAGCATGTAATGAATTGATTACTGCTGAAGAAAAACTTGTACCAACTGACGAAGAAAACGACTCTGATGACTGATCTTATTTCTAGAACTGGACGTGTTCAATCATGGATCGATGATCCTACTGGCCGTCTCCCGGTGTCGTGCACCGTAATGAATGTTACTAATGAAATGGAAGGATCCGATGGTATCGAAGCATCATGGAGATTCGCTAGTCACGCTTTACGAAACGGTGCGGGTGTTGCAATCCACTTATCAGACCTTGACTACCGAGGCTTCACGCGAAAGTCTGGCGTCGTTGCGAGTGGTCCTGTATCATTTGGACGAATCTATTCGGCTCTTAACGAAACTCTCAGGCGGGGTGGAAAATATAAAAACGGAGCAATCGTCCTCCACTTAGATGCTAACCATAATGACATTGAAGAGTTCATTACTACACCACGTTCTGAATTGCCGTGGGTAAAACGTTGTGTCAACATCACGCAAGAGTGGTGGGATTCGATGTCACTTATAACTCGTTTAAAACTAATCCAAGGAATTAAAGCCGGTGATGTCTGGCTAAATAAAGTACGTTATGCAGGAACAGAAAGAATCAGAGGAAATGTATGCCTTGAGGTGTACTTGCCCAGTAGGGGCACATGTTTGCTCGAACATATTAACCTTGGCTCCTGCAGCATCGAACAGATCCCTGGTGCTTTCGTTGAGGGGATGCAAGAGCTTTGCCAATTACATTCTGAAACAGGTGTTGGAGAGACTGGAGAATACCTACCTTCTGCCACAGATAGACAGGTTGGACTTGGAATCTTGGGTCTTGCGAACCTCTTGCGGCGGTACGGTGTCACCTATGAACAGTTCGGAAGAGCTTTGGATCAATACTCAGGAGGAGGCGTAGAATCAACAGCAGCATTTACTCTTGTAGAGAAACTATCTCATGGCATCCGTGATGCTTCGTTAGTTGCTCATGAGTATGGAATGCAGCGAGCATTTGCTATTGCTCCTACAGCGTCTTGTAGCTACCGCTCAAAGGATGCTGATGGTTACACCTGTGCTCCTGAAATTGCACCACCTATTTCACGTACTGTTGACCGTGATTCTGGCACCTTTGGCGTACAGACATACAACTATGGAGATGTAGAGATTGCATCAGAAGTAGGTTGGGATAATTACAAACGTGTAGCAGATGGCATCATGCGTCTCTACAAAACCAGTGGACTTCTCCATGGGTATTCATTTAATTGGTGGTCAGATTTGGCTGTCATGGATGAGGACTTCATTGAAGAGTGGCTTAGGTCTCCACAGACTTCTCTTTATTACTCACTACAAGTAATGGGAGATGTTCAGGACAAGACAAATGCCTATGCAGCAATTGCTGAGGACGAAGTAGATGATTACCTGAACTCAATTTTAAACAATGAACCTCAATGTGATTGCGCTGAATAGCTATGAACCCATACGAAAAACTACTACAAAGGAAACGGAAATGGACACCAGTCCAGACAACTGCAGGTACATGCACACCAGGGACCGAGGAAACAATTCGCCGTGCTCTTGCATTGCGATGTTTGGAACTACCTGTGGGCGGTTTTATAACTAATGGATTGGCCGGTGAAGTTCCAGAGTTGGCACGGGAGCTACTCCTATCCAACGTCAAAGATGAAGAAAACCACGACGTGGCTCTTGGTTACATCGCAGATGCTTACGGGACTGACCCAAACGCTGAAGCCGAAGCACTACGGCTACAACATGCTTGGAACGCGCATCCTGATCACGTCATCACGAAAGCAATGGTTGCCGAGCGTGCAATTTTCTTCGTTCTTTTACCCTTCTTCCGCGCTCATGGTGACGCTGGAATGCGGACTGTAAGCGCTGATATTTCTAGAGATGAACAAATTCATGTCGCTACCAATTCTATTGTCTGCCGCGAGTTGGGCCTTAGTGCCTCTCCTTCTCTTGATAAATTGAGGAAGGCAACAATCAATTGGGTTATGCAACCACTTGGTATTAATACTACCCTAAAAAATTTAGATAAAAAATTCTGGATCAGTTCTAGCGATAACCTAATGTATCAGGGTAAAGCTCCTGAACTTAGCTTCACTAAATCCGCAAGGATGCCAGCATTCTTTGAACATAGTAATGTCAACCTCCCTAAGTACGCTTGAAGTATTGGGCATGCAACATCATGCCCTTGTCAATGAATTAAACGATAACTTCCCACCCATCACACCTTCACCCGAAGACACAATTGAAAAGATCATGTACCGCTCTGGTCAACGTAGTGTTGTTGAGTGGTTGTTAACTCGCTTAGAAGAGAAATGAGTTTTAAAACTAAAGACGAATACGAAAAGGAAAAGTACAGGTGGAGGAATAAAAGATTCCAACAACAACAACCTGCTGGATATGAGGAGTTCCGGTCTAATGAAAAGGCATGGATTGCATCCCAAAATGAAAGCAAATCTTCATCAGAAAGTAAAAGTAACAGCAGCAAAGGTAAAAGTAATAGTATGCAGATCAAAGGCAACTCTGGATCTTCATACCCTGGTGAGACTATGAAAATTAGTCGTGAAGATGCTGAGTTTGTTGACTTTGGTACTGTATTTAGTGAGAAGGATATTACTGATCCTGGAACTAAGTTTGCCAAGAAAGGTAATTTCAAAGACTATCTAAATAAAATTAAAGGTAAGCATTTCGATAAAGACGGTAACTTAATTGTACCTAAATATGAAATGCCTGATCGAGTTGAACTTACTAAAGAACAGAAGAAAGCAAATGCTTCAATAGATTCTAAGTTTGATAGTGACGGATACTATAAGACAGATTCTATTAGTATGCCTACAATTAATGAATATAAAACTAAGAAATCATACACTAATCGTGCTGATAAATTAGCAGATCGTATGGGCATCAAGCCTGCTAATGGTAAAGATATTCTAGCGGATCAGAGGCGTCGTTATGAAAAGCCAAAGAAGAAAGGTAGGAAAGGTGATCTGATAATTCCTGATTTTAGTATGAATAAACAATCAGAAGGACGGAAGCTATTCAGGAAAGGTAGAAAGAATACAAATCTAGGAGCAAAGGCTATTAAGTCAGATTACAATTCTAAATGGGATTAAGTTATGAGTGCAAAAGAAAGATATGATTACCTAAGTTCAGAACGTACAAACTTTTTAGATTCAGCTATCGCTTCAGCTAGGTTGACACTACCTTATCTAGTTAAACAGGATGAGGATGCAACTAACCATAAGAACCTATCTACTCCATGGCAAGCAGTAGGTGCAAAGGGTGTAGTAACTCTTGCTTCAAAGTTAATGTTAGCTTTGGTTCCCGTACAATCTACATTCTTTAAGTTACAAGTAAACGAAAGTCAGGTACAGACCGGAGAGATTGACCCAAAGATTAGATCAGAACTTGATCTTTCATTTGCAAAGATGGAACGTACTATTATGGATACCATCGCTGCTAGTGATGATCGTGTAACAGTACACCAGGCAATGAAGCATCTTGTAGTGAGTGGTAATGCACTGCTATTTATGGATAAGGAGAAGCTAAAACTATTTCCTCTTAACCGTTATGTATGCGACCGTGATGGTCTAGGTAATGTCATTGAGATTGTTACTAAAGAACGTATCCATAAAGAAATTGTCATGGAAGCATTGTCTCCTGCACAACGTAAGGAGTTAGAACCAAGTCAACCAGGCAATACATACGACAAAGACACTACTAAAGAAGAGTGTAACGTCTATACTCATGTCAAACGTAAAGGTAAAAAGGTTGTATGGCATCAGGAAGTATATGGGAAAATTCTACCCAACTCTTTAAGTAGTGCACCTTTAGATACTAATCCCTGGTTAGCTCTTAGATTTAATACCGTTGATAATGAAGCTTATGGTCGCGGTAGAGTTGAAGAATACATTGGAGATCTTAAG